AAGATCCACACGCAGGACAGTGGCTCAAAGATTACAGTCTAGCCACAGCTAAATTAATGCTAGGTGAAGCACGTGAAAAGTTCCAGACTATTGCCAGCCCGCAAGGCGGAACAAGCCTAAACGGCTCCGCTCTAAAAGCAGAAGCCAAAGCTGAGTTAGAAATGTTAGAGCAAGATCTAATCAACTACAAAGAAGGCGGAGCACCGCTTACTTTTGTAATCGGCTAAAAAACCTTTGACAACGATAGTAAATTATAGTAAATTATAGTATTGCAGGAGATACTATGATCGTAGGTTTTGTTGGCTTTATTGGTTCAGGCAAAGATACTGCCGCAGATTATTTGGTAAATTTTCACGGATTCCGTAGAGATAGTTTTGCCAACACACTCAAAGATGCTGTAGCTAATGTATTTGGTTGGGATCGCACACTCCTAGAAGGTCGTACCAAAGAAGCACGTGAGTGGCGTGAACAAGTTGACACCTGGTGGGCAGAGCGGTTAAACATGCCACACTTAACACCACGTTGGGTCTTACAATACTGGGGCACAGAAGTATGCCGCCAAGGATTCCATGATGACATTTGGATTGCTTCAGTAGAAAATAAAATGCGTAAAACCACAGATAATATTGTCATCAGTGATGTACGCTTTCCCAACGAAATTAAGGCCATTCACAATGCTGGAGGTATTGTAGTTAGAGTACACCGAGGTGTCATGCCTCATTGGTACGATATTGCTATTCAAGCAAACAAAGGTGTAGAAAGCGCACAAAAATTCTTAAAGAAAGAAGGCATACACACCAGCGAAACTGCCTGGGTTGGCGGTAAGATTGATCATATACTATACAACGATTCAAGCATTGATGATCTCTATAATCAGATTAAAAATCTGGTCGAAGATCGCCTTGTCTCCACTTGACACCTTCTCGGTGTAAGTAGCGTTGACAGTTAGCACACACTGTTTTAAGATTTGCCAGCCTATTGTTTGTTAAATTTCCGTCAACGTAAAAGACATTAAACACTTCCGTGTGTTTACTCTTAAATCCACACTTATCACAAGAGTCTTTTTTCTTATAACCAGCCAAGGCCCATAGTGGCCTTTCTTCTTTATTGCCTCTAGCACAATGATCGCACTTTGATCTATAAAATGGCCGCCCTTCTTTATAGTAGTTTACAGCTACCGGTCTTTGTTGACAAGTTTTACAAAGTTTTCTCATAGACTGCCCTTTTTGTGCCCTTTTCAAGTGTATTTAACCGGGTGTTTTTTTACCGTAGTCGCTAAATAAAAGAAGTAATCCAATTAAGGAGATTGACAACATGGCCACATTAGGTTCACCAGGCGTACAAGTATCAGTTATCGACGAGAGTTTTTATACTCCATCAGCCCCCGGTACTATACCATTAATTTTTGTTGCGACAGCACAAGACAAGAGCAATGCTTCCGGTACCGGAACAGCACAAGGAACAACTGCCGCTAACGCAGGCAAAGTTTGGGTAATTACAAGTCAACGTGATTTGACTGATACATTTGGTACCCCAACATTCTACACTGATGTAAACGGAAACTCCGTACACGGTGGAGAACTAAACGAGTACGGTCTACAAGCTGCCTACAGTTTGTTAGGTGTTAGCTCAAGAGCGTATGTTGCTCGTGCTAATGTTGACCTAGGCGCATTAACACCGTCAACTACTGTACCAGAAGGTAGTCCAGTTAGCGGTACATACTGGGTTGACTCAGACGATACATTATATGGTATCAATGAGTGGGATGCTACAACAGAAAAATTCACTGTTAAGACTCCTTTAATTATTGACAACGATAATGTTGCCACTGCTGCTGACGGAGATTTAATTCCAATCGTTGGCGGACTAGATGAAGATCTAGGCGACTACGCAATGGTTGTTACATCAGACAATGCTAACCAACTATGGTATAGAACTTCTACAACCTGGGTTAAAGTTGAAAACGGATTCAATAGCGGCAAGTGGGTAACGCTTTCTCCACACACTGACTATCCACAATGGGCTGGAAATAATATCCCTACAGGTAGTATTTGGATTAAAACAACTACTCCGGGTAAGGGCGCCAGCTGGGCAGTTAAATTATACAGCGGTTCTACAAAAACATGGAGTACAGTAAGTGCTCCAGTTTATGCCACTTCACAAGAAGCGTTACAAAAATTAGATGCCACAGGTGGATCTAAAATTGCAGTTGGTTCTTTATTTGTTCAGTCAGACATTGACGGAACTGAAGGTGCTTCATTTAAATTACACAGACGTGCTAATGCTGGCAAAACCACAGTTGTTTCTCCTGCTACCACAGGACAAGCAATGGCAGGTTCCACATTTCAGATTGCTGAAACTACAGCAGGTGCTTCAACCTGGCAGAATGGCTCAGGAGTTTTAACACTTTCAACAGGCACAACAACAGCACAGGCCATTGCCGCTGCCATTAACAGTGCTGACTTAGACAATGTTACAGCATCTTATGACACTGTCACTGAGAAATTAACTATTTCTCATAGACTAGGTGGCGATATTTTATTAACTGACGGAACTAACAGTCCATTAGATGCTGTTGGAATCACTTCAGCATTGACCAATGTCTATGACTATAACGGCGACATGGTCGTTTCTAACTGGAAGCCATTAGTATATGAAGCTAAGAAATCTGCTCCATACACATTACCAGCTGATGGTAAGTTATGGTATGATGCTAGATTTACCGATGTAGACATTATGTATCACAATGGAACAAGTTGGGAAGGTTATTTAAATGCTTTCCCTAACACAGATCCAGCAGGTCCTATTATTGCTGCCACAGCACCAACAGAACAAAGCGATGGTACTGCTTTAGTAGCCAACGATATCTGGGTCAGTACAGCCAATACAGATCGTTATGGTAAAGACGTTTACATCTGGAATGCTGTATCACTGGCTTGGGATCTACAAGACACAACAGATCAAACAACTCCTAATGGTTGGGTATTTGCTGACGCACGTTGGGGTGACACAGGCAGTGTTGGTCCAGCAACAGTAACACCAATTACTGATTTATTAGGAAGTGACTTTGTTGATGTTGACTGTCCAGATCCAGCATTATACCCACGTGGAACACACCTATGGAATACACGCCGTAGCGGTTTCAATGTCAAGCAATATTCAGCAGGACATGTAGACACAAACGCTGATAACACCATGTACAACGACGAATCTATGGCTAGCTACAGCGCAGATCGTTGGATTACAGCCAGTGCCAACAACGAAGACGGATCTGGTACATTTGGTCGTTTGGCCCAACGTGCTTACATTGTTGCTAAGTTAAAGGCAGAGATCGATACCAATGCCGCTGTACGCGATTCAGACACGTTAGGATTCAACCTAATGGCAACACCTGGTTATCCAGAAGTTATTGCCAACATGGTTGCTTTAAACAACGATCGTGGACTAACAGCATTCGTCATTGGTGATACACCATTCCGTTTAGCACCAACTGCCACTGCTCTTCAAAACTGGGGAACAAATGCCGCAGGTGCCACAGACAACGGTGACGCAGGCTTAGTTACTAAGAGTGAATACTTAGGCATGTTCTATCCAAGCGGGTTTACGACTGACACTAGAGGTAAAAATATTGTTGTTCCTCCAAGCCACATGATGCTACGCACAATTGCTAACAGCGATGCTAAGAGCTACCAGTGGTTCGCTCCAGCAGGTACACGTCGTGGCGGAGTTGACAATGCTACCAGCGTTGGTTATCTAACCAACGAAGGCGAGTTCAAGACTGTTGCCCTATACGAAAGTCTACGCAACGTACTACAAGATCCTGTGACAAAAGTAGCCATTAACCCAATCGCTACACTACCTGGTTCTGGTCTAGTTAACTTTGGTCAACAGACTCGTGCTAGAGAAGCAAGTGCATTAGACCGTATCAACGTAGCTCGACTAGTTGCTTACTTACGTAGACAATTATCAGTGTTGGCCAAGCCTTACTTGTTTGAGCCAAACGATGCTCAGACACGTAGAGAAATCAAAGGTGCTGTTGAAAGTCTGTTGATTGAATTAGTAGGTCAACGTGCTCTATACGATTTTATTGTACAATGTGATACACAAAATAATACACCAGCTAGAATTGATCAAGGCGAACTATGGGTTAACATTGCTGTTGAACCAGTTAAGGCTGTAGAATTTATCTACATTCCATTACGTATTAAAAATACCGGCGATATTGCTGCCGGAATTTAATAGGTAAATATCAGAGAACAAGGAGCATTAAATGCCAATTTCAAGTTTAAGTAAATTCACAGTACCGCTATCAACAGACCAGAGCGCAAGCTCTCAAGGTTTGTTGATGCCAAAACTAAGATATCGCTTCCGCGTTACATTAGATGGTTTTGGTGTAGCAGGAACACCGTCAACTGAATTAACAAAGCAAGTTATGAATGTAACTCGTCCTGTTGTTAAGTTTGATGAGATTAAATTGTCTGCGTATAACAGTACTGTTAAACTAGCAGGTCGTCATAGTTTTGACCCAGCTACATTAACTCTACGTGATGATGTTACAAACGCAGTAACAAAGAAAGTTGGTGAACAGCTACAGAAACAGTTTGACTTCTTTGAACAAAGCGGTGCTGCCAGTGGTATTGATTATAAATTCAGAATGCGTGTTGAAGTACTAGACGGCGGCAACGGCGCCTACGAACCAACAAGCCTAGAAAGTTTTGAATTTTTAGGTTGCTATATTAACCAAGCAACATACCAAGGCGGTGACTACACTAACAACGAACCACTGGATATTGCTTTATCTATCACTTACGATAACGCAATTCAACTAAATCGTCCAGGCGGCGACCGTGCTGGTTTAGGTATAGATGTTGGTCGTACTATCAGAACGTTGGCAATCGGCGGTTAATACTATCCCTACTAACTAATAAGCCTGGCTTAAACCCCAGGCTTTTTATTTGACTAAATATTACTATGAGTAATGCCTTTACAAACTTTCTCGGTGGTGTAGTCGGTGGACTATTAGGAGATGGCGATGCTGATATGAAAGATTATCAACACGCTGATAGATTATATGTCCGCAATAACTATCAACGAGCACCTAAATTTGGATTTTTATATTTTGTACAATTTAATATAAATCCCGGAGTTATTAGAAACACTGAATGGTTAGAACGCGGTGGCCGAGATGTAGGACTGCTTGTAAAAAACGCAGACCTTCCTAAATTTACACTTAGTACTGAAACAATGAATCAGTATAATAGAAAAAGTGTTGTACAAACTAAGATAACTTATACTCCTGTTAGTTTTGAATTTCATGACGACAACAGTGATATTACTACAAATCTTTGGACAAACTATTACCAATATTATTACATGGACAGTGTTTACGGAAGTGGCAATACCAACAAAGTAAGGGTAGAACAGTTTGGTGATACAAAGTATAATGACAAAGCCTATGCCTATGGGTTGGACAATATCCAAACTGTGCCATTCTTTGACAGCATAGACATCTATGTCTTACACCAACAAAAGTTTACACAGTATACACTGGTTAATCCTATGATTACAGAATGGGCACACGATCGTTTAAGTCAAGACGAAGGTACAAAAATTATGTCTAATAAAATGACTTTGGCCTACGAAAGTGTTCACTACAATCAAGGTAGAATAAGAAAGAGTACAGCCAGTGGGTATTTTGCTGAAACATTTTATGACAGACAGCAAAGTCCGTTGCGTCTTGGAGCAGGATCGCTGTTTGGAGCAGGCGGCGTACTCGACGGTGCTGAAGCGATATTTGGTGAAGATGGTTCGTTGGCCAATGCTACCAGTCCATTAGCCCTATTAGGTGTTGCTCTACAAACTAAACAACTAGTTCAAGGTGCCCGAAATATTACCAAGACTGGCCTAAAACAAGAAGGTTACAGCATATTAGGCGGTGTGCTTAATAATGTTGCTGCATCTGGGCAACGTGGTCTCAGCCAGCCGGGTGGACTAGGTTCTGCCATCCAGGGTGGTTTAAAACAAAATGGCTTTGGTGTTAACTTATTCCCTAATTCAAGTGTCAGCGGAATCACACAGGCAACACCTTCTAAACTTACAGGTGGTGGCGGATAATGAATCAAGCATATAATAATCTACCTTCTAAATCTACTTCGGATACTGCTATTGTAAAAGCATTTGATGCTTATACTAATCAACCTTTAGAAATTGATGCCAGCACATTAGATGCCATGTGTGGATTTTTTACCAGCAAAGGATTTGATAAAACTGCCGCAGACTCTGTGTCGGTTACAATTATCAAACAGGCAAAAAAAGATGGTTATAACCCAATGTCAATCTTAGATTCTTTAAAAGGTCTAGACAATGTTGAACTTTCTGCTCTAGTAGCAGAGATTATTAACTATAATAGATTTAAGACCAGCTTTCTAGGGTACGCTCTGGCATTTTCTGCTAACCAAGAAATAGCAAGAAACATTCAAGCATGAGCTTAAAGTTCAGTCAAGGCGTATATAAAATAAAAAACCCAGAAAAGTATGTAGGCAGTAGACAACCTACATACAGATCAAGTTGGGAATTTACTTTTATGAGCTTTTGTGATAACAATCCTAGCGTACAACAATGGGCCAGTGAATGTGTTAAAATTCCTTATAGAGATCCACTAACAGGCAAAGGTACAGTCTATGTACCTGATTTTTTAATTACCTACGTTGATAAGAACATGAAGAAGCACGTTGAGCTAATTGAGATCAAGCCTGCCAATCAAATGCTACGTGAGAAGGTAGGCAAAAATCCCTACAACCAAGCACAGTATGTTAAGAACATGGCCAAGTGGGCCGCGGCCGGCCAATGGTGTAAACAGCAAGGCATCAAGTTCCGTATAGTCAACGAACACGATATATTTCATGGCGGAAAGAAATGAAGCAGTACCCAGATACAGAAGCATACTTAGTTAACTACTACGGAGGTTCTTTTGGATCTTTTATCTCAGGATTAATTTTGTTGTTACTAGACGAAATTCCTGACAGAGATCAAATTAAATTTTCAACATACGGAAATGCTCATAGCCTTGCTGGTTATAGATCGTTAAATTACAACAAGAACGATACTGATATGACTATTCATCAAATGTATGATATAATTGAACCTGTTGATCCAACAAAACCTCTAGTAATGGCAAGTCATCAATTTCCAGTATGGGATGATTTATTCTATTATTATCCAAAATGCAAAAATATAATAGTAACATACAATCATTCTGATTTACCTAGGTTATCAGGAAATTTATTTTTTAAAACAATAGTAGATGAATATTACAATGAAAAAAATCTAAATGGAAAGACAACATGGGAAGAATTTAAAGAACGTCGTTCTGGCAGAGCACTTTTTAAAAATAATAACATAGAGACTCCGTTGGATTTATCTCAAGGTGATATTAAAACGCTATTATCAAAATTTATATCTACTAATAATAACTTTAGCAGTGAAAATATTATAGATAGACCTAATGTTTTTTATTTGCCAATGTCTGACATTATACACAATAAAAATAAAACATTAAACATGTTAGCAAACATTACAAATCGAAAAGTTACTCCGTCTATTATTGAAATATACAAAAAATTTTTAACGGCACAAGAAGAATTAGTTAGAACAAAAATGCCATGGGTTAAATTTTAAAATGACACAATATACCGATACTGAAGTTTATTATGTTTCTTACGGGTGGGGAACAGGCGGATCCTTTGTATCATCGTTGCTCCACGATTTTTTATTTGGAATTGAGGAAATTATTCCATTTTCAAAAGAAGGAAACTCTCACAAACGGGCATCAAAATGTTATAAGAATTGGCATGTTACTGAAGAATATAGTAAACCAGTAATTAAACGTCCAATAGGTCCTGTATATAATCATGTCTGTCCTATAAACAAAGATATTCCTTTAATAATATTTGATCATTTTTTTCCAGTACTCGACGATTTGTTTTCTACGTATCCTAAATGTAAACTTATTATTATTTCATCAACTCCACAAGATGCTCAGCGCATTAGAGGAAATATATTTTATAAAATATTTAGAGATGTGGGGATGAAAACAGAACTTGAATTTGATAAAAATCAACCAGACATGGTAAAATTAGCTGGCGAATTTATGAATGTGGATATAAAATGTCCTGAACAATATTCTAAAAATGTCAATATTCTTCCTATGTACGATATTATTCACAATAAAATGAAAACATTAACTTTATTAAGTCAGGTAACAAACAAGCCTATAACTGAAAAAATTGTAGAAACCTATGACAAGTATATTGAAGCCCAAGAAGAATTAGTTAGAACAAAAATGCCGTGGGTCACGGTCTAAATATGGATAAGTAATGTTATGACAAAAAAACTTGAAGAGTTGTTAAACTTGCCCACAGATGATGAGCCACTAGTTGAGCCTACACCTGTTGACGCTGTTCCTACCATTAACTTAGAAGAACGTTTAGAAGAATTTGACAAAATAGCTTCTGCTCTTCCTAGAGTTAAAGGACTAGGAGATATGGCAGATGTTGAGTTAGATGCTCTAGCAAACAAAGCAGAACAGGCCTACGATGATTTAATGGATCTAGGCATGCAGGTAGATCCACGTTATGGATCACGTATGTTTGAAATTGCTGCACAGATGATGAACGCTGCCATTACAGCAAAAACCAACAAAATTGACAAAAAGTTAAAGATGGTTGATCTACAGCTCAAGAAGTTGGCCATTGATAAAAAGCACGGAGAAGGCAGTGGAGACACTGTTGAAGGCCAAGGATACATACTCACAGACCGTAATAGTATCCTTGAGAAACTAAAGAATTTGAATAAATAATAAACTATGAAAACATTCAAAGAATACCTATCTGAGTCTAAAAAGCAATATGATTTTAGAGTTAAAGTTGCTGGTGATTTTACCACAGAGCAAGAAGACTCTCTCAAAACATTGCTAGGACGTTACAACCTAAGCGGTTTCAAAAAAACTGCTAAAACTCCTATCCAAGAACTTCCATTAGACTTTCCACAAGTTAAAAACTGCGAAGTAAGCATCTATGAAGTTAGTGTAGATTATCCAGTTACACAATACGAACTCACAGAATACCTAACAGCAGAGCTAGGTGTTAACAAACAAAATTTAGTTGTACGCAAACCCGGCGAGCCAACAGAAGAATATCAGACTCCAGTAGAACCGCGCGAAGGTGCTCTATTAGATGATCCAGATTACAAAGAATCTCCAGACGCACAATTTGAAGATTACTATGGCGACAAATACAATACTGGATTTGTCAAAGAACTAAACGATATTTTAAAACTACAACG